CCCGATGCCGGAAAGCGCCCCGGCCACTAATGGCGACCTGAGCGCCGATATTCGCAGGCTTGAGCACGCGCTCGCCGCCTGCGCGCTGCAGGTTGAAACCATCAAAGACTGTCAGGATAAACTCGATGAAGAAAGCACGCAGCCTGCGCGAAGCGCTGATTAAAGCCGTTCCGCAGCTTGAAACAAACCCCGAAATGATGCGCATCTTTGCCGACGAGGGCAATATCGATGCGCGACTCGCGGCCACGCTGTCACACGAAAAGATTTATACCCTGAACGTGATCGTGTGTGATTTTGTGGGCGACCCTGACCTGATTTTCGTGCCGGTGGCCGCATGGCTAAGGGAAAATCAGCCGGATATCTGCACGCTCGATAACGGCCACAAAAAGGGCTACCGTTTCCAGATGGATTTGAACGACGGTGACAGCGTCGATATCAGCATCAGCCTGCAGCTCACTGAGCGCACCCTCATCAAAGAGGAAAACGGCGCGCTGCACGTGAGCTATGCCCCCGAGCCGCCGCTGCCGGAGCCCGTCACGCGACCAAAAGAGCTCTACATCAACGGCGAACTAGTGAGTAAGTGGAATGAGTGACTTTAAGCCTTTTGACGACAAGCTCGCCGGGCTGCTTGCTTCCCTGTCACCGGCAGGACGTCGGAAGCTTGCTGGTGACATTGCAAAGGAACTGCGCAGATCGCAACAGCAACGCATTAAGCAGCAAAAAGCGCCAGATGGCACGCCGTATCAGGCCAGAAAGCGCCAACCGCTAAGGGCAAAGAATGGGCGCATTAAACGGGCAATGTTTCAGAAGTTGCGAACCAGTCGCTACATGAAAGCCAGTGGTAGCAATGATGCAGCTGTGGTGGAGTTCACCGGCAAGGTGCAACGTATTGCGAGCGTACACCAGTGGGGGCTTAAGGAAAAACTCGGCCGCAACAATACTTTGGTTGAATATCCAGCGAGGGAGTTACTAGGCTTTGATTTTATCTCTATACAAATGATTGAAAAGGAGGTATTTATGATGCTTGCAAGAATAATCAAGGATTGATATGCCTGATGGATATTATTAGTTTTATAGCTGAGGCCATTAAAGCATTGGCATGGCCAATAACTATTATTGTCATAGTATTAATGCTGAAAAGACCTATTCTAGAGTTGCTGCCGTCTTTACGTCATCTAAAGTATAAAGAGCTTGAGCTGAAGTTCAGTGATGAAATTAGAGAGTTGGAAACTAAAATCTCTGATACGGTGGGCGAGGAAGAACTGAGTGGTTCGGTGTTGTCTGAAAAAATGTTAAATTTATTCAATCTCGTATCCTATTCTCCCCGGGCGGCAATAATGGAGGCGTGGATTGAAGTTGAGTCAGTTGCAGCATCAGTTGCTAGTTCATTTTGGGGAGGTTCATCAACTGAAGTATTCAAAAACATGCCAAAACTTGGTGAGTATCTCCTCCAGTGCAAGGTGATTGATGAGGGTCAACTTGAAGTTTTTAACAAACTTCGCCAATTGAGAAATCAGGCAGTTCATGCTGGTGAGTTTAACTTAACTGAAAAGGATGCGAAATCTTATGTGAAGCTTGCATCCTTTCTGGCTGAACATCTTAAGGAAGTTCAGTGATTTTTTTCTATTGGCGACTAGCGTCGCCAATAACATACTAAAATTCAGTCTTTCTGTTAATGGACTTGACTTTCATTGGTTCTGCATTGTCTTTTATTTCGCTTATGCTGTTTTTGTGTAATACAGCAATGACACTAAAAACAAACAGAATGACAAAAATTGAGTTTATGAATGTTGTCTTTGGTATGAACATTAAAACAACCCATGTAAACATGGTGTAAATTGCTATGAATTGATTTATTTTTGAAACCGAAAACGCTTGCGGTGCCAGAATGTTGTTTTTCCACTCTTGTTTATATTTCATGGATTCATCTCGTTGCAAAACCGTCTTATATAATGGGCCTGTAACATTGTCCTCAAGGCGGTCGATGTGAAACTCCCAATTTTCTTGCCAAAACTTACTCCCTTTGTTGATTAAAAACCAACTGTAAGAAAAGACAAACCCAGTGGATGCAATGAATATCAAGTAAAGGTCGGTGTTGTTTGTTCCGCTTAGCGTTTGTTTTGATGCCAAAACGCAATAGCCTGCAAACATTGCGGCAATTAACGTCCAGATATAAGCGGTTCTTTTCCAATACAATTCTATTTCAAACTTTCTTATTTCATGTGCTCTTTCAAGTGCTAGTTGATTTTTATCACGCCGGGTAGATCTTGCTTGAATTTTCTTAATGGAAAATGCTTTGTTGTATTTAGTCTCATCCATTTTTTTCTCCTTAAGGTTTGCATTTTTTCACTTAACAATGTTGTGTAAACGATAGCAAAACCTCTTCAAATTGTAACTCCCGCAACATGTATTCATCCTTACGTTTATGAACACATTTTCTGATATTCAAGATATTGGCCGCGTTTTGCGCAACATGATTCGCGTTGGCCTAATTGTTGATACAAATACTGAAACCGGTCAGTGCAGAGTCCAGACCGGCGGGATGCAAACCACGTGGCTGAACTGGCTAACCTGTCGCGCCGGTCGCTCGCGCGTATGGTGGGCTCCGTCCGTTGGTGAGCAGGTGCTTTTACTGGCGATCGGCGGCGAGCTCGATACGGCGTTTGTGCTGCCCGGCATTTTCTCGGATGACCATCCCGCGCCGTCTGCATCCCCTGATGCGCTTCATGTGTCCTTTCCTGACGGGGCGGTTATCGAGTATGAGCCCGAAAACGGCGCGCTCACCGTGTCAGGCATCAAAACCGCAGACGTCACCGCGTCTGAGTCCATTACGGCCACCGTGCCGGTGGTGCTGGTTAAAGCGTCGAGCCATATCACGCTCGATACGCCGGAGGTGGTGTGCACCAACAAGCTGACAACCGGCACGCTCGAAGTGAAGAACGGCGGGAAGATGAGCGGGGACATCGAGCACACCGGCGGGACACTGAAATCAAACGGCGTGCAGGTGGATAACCACGCGCACGGCAACGTACAGAGCGGCGGAAGCTGGACTAAGGGGACGCAATGACGGTGCGTTATCTGGGAATGAACAGCCAGACCGGCCTCAGTATCTCTGAGGTTGAGCATATCCGGCAAAGCGTACGCGACATTCTGGTCACGCCGGTTGGCTCGCGCGTCATGCGCCGTGAATACGGCTCGCTCCTGTCGCAGATGATTGACCAGCCGCAGACCCCGGCGCTGCGCCTGCAGATTATGGCCGCGTGCTATTCCGCGATCCAGAAGTGGGAGCCCCGCGTAAATCTCTCGACCATCACCTTTGAACGGTCGGAGACCGACGGCGGGCTGTATGTCGACATCACCGGCACCCGCTCCACCGGCGGCCAGCCTTTTTCACTCACCATTCCACTGAGTTAAACGCTATGGCAATTGTTGACCTTAACCAGCTCGCCGCGCCTGACGTCGTGGAAGAACTGGACTATGAAACCATCCTGAGCGAGCGAAAGGCGACGCTCGTCTCGCTGTACCCGGAAGACCAGCAGGACGCCATCGCGCGCACGCTGTCGCTTGAGTCCGAGCCGCTGGTCAAGCTGCTGCAGGAAAACGCCTACCGGGAAGTTATCTGGCGACAGCGCGTCAACGAGGCCGCGCGTGCGGTCATGCTGGCCTACGCCACCGGCGCAGACCTCGACCAGATAGGCGGAAATTACAACGTTGAGCGCCTTGTCATCACCCCTGCAGACGACACGACGTTACCGCCGACGCCTGCCGTGATGGAGTCGGACACCGACTACCGTCTGCGCATTCAACAGGCATTCGAGGGGCTGAGTACCGCAGGCTCTACCGGCTCCTATCAGTTTCACGGTCGCAGCGCTGACGGGCGGGTCGCCGATATTTCTGTCATCAGTCCCGAGCCTGCGTGTGTCACGGTCACGGTGCTGTCACGCGAAAATAACGGCGTTGCGTCTGACGAGCTGCTCGCCATCGTGCGCACCGCGCTGAACGATGAAGACGTCAGGCCGGTCGCTGACCGAGTGACCGTGCAGTCGGCGAACATTGTCGACTATAAAATCACCGCATCGCTTTACCTTTACCCCGGTCCCGAAAGTGAGCCGGTGCTGAGTGCGGCAAAAACAAAGCTGCAGGCGTACATCACCGCGCAGCACCGTCTCGGGCGAGACATCCGCAAATCGGCGATTTATGCCGCGCTCCACGTCGAGGGCGTGCAGCGCGTCGAGCTGGCCGAACCGGTGGCCGACATCGTGCTCGATGACACGCAGGCGTCATGGTGCAGCGAGTACAGCGTCACCATAGGGGGCAACGATGAATGACACCCGCCTGTTGCCGGTGGGCTCGTCACCGCTTGAGATCGCGGCGGCGCGCGCCTGCGCTGAAATCGAAAACACCCCCGTTCCCCTGCGCCGTCTCTGGAGCCCTGACGACTGCCCGGCAAACCTGCTGCCGTGGCTGGCGTGGGCGTTTTCCGTCGACCGGTGGGATGAGAGCTGGCCGGAGGACACAAAGCGGGAAGTGATCCGCGCGGCTTGGTTTATCCATGCGCACAAGGGGACGATTGGCGCAGTGCGCCGCGTGGTGGAGCCGCTCGGCTACCTGATTAACGTCTCTGAATGGTGGGAGACAAACGACCCGCCCGGCACGTTTCGCCTCGATATCGGCGTGCTGGAGACCGGCATCACCGAGGAAATGTACTACGAAATGGAGCGGCTTATCGCCGATGCAAAGCCCGCCAGCCGCCATTTAATTGGCCTCAATATTATTCAGGACATCCCCGGCTACCTCTACACCGGCGCTCTGTCCTATGACGGCGACATCATCACGGTTTACCCCGGATAAGTGAGAGCACAGTGAGAGTGAAATACAAAACGGTCATCACCAAAGCCGGTGCAATCAAGCTGGCTGCAGCGACCCTCCCGAACGGGAAAAAGGTGAACCTGACGGCGATGGCCGTGGGTGACGGTGGCGGCACGCTGCCGGTGCCTGACCCGAACCAGACAAAACTCGTCAAAGAGGTCTGGCGTCACGCGCTGAACAAAATCAGCCAGGACAAAAAGAATAAAAATTACGTTGTGGCGGAACTGCTTATCCCGCCGGAGACCGGCGGTTTCTGGATGCGCGAGCTCGGGCTCTATGATGACACCGGCACGCTGATTGCGGTCGGCAACATGGCCGAAAGCTACAAGCCTGCGCTGGCGGAGGGGTCAGGCCGCGCGCAGACCGTGCGTATGGTTATCATGGTGAGCGACATCGAGTCAGTGGAACTGACGATTGATACCTCAACGGTGATGGCAACGCAGGACTACGTCGACGACAAAATTGCTGAGCATGAGCAGTCCCGCCGCCATCCTGACGCCACGCTAACCGCAAAGGGCTTCACTCAGCTCAGCAGCGCGACCGACAGCGTGTCTGATAGCGTCGCAGCGACACCGAAAGCGGTTAAGACGGCGTATGACCTTGCGAAAGGTAAATATACGGCTCAGGACGCCACCACGGCGCAAAAGGGTATCGTCCAGCTCAGCAGCGCGACCGACAGCGCGTCTGAGAGCGTCGCAGCGACGCCGAAAGCGGTTAAGGCAGCGTATGACCTTGCGAAAGGTAAGTACACGGCTCAGGACGCCACAACGGCGCAAAAGGGTATCGTCCAGCTCAGCAGCGCGACCGACAGCACGTCTGAGGTGCTGGCAGCGACACCGAAAGCAGTTAAAGCTGCGTTTGATGCCGCTAAGTCTGCAAATGAAAATGCTGAAGGGCGCGTGCCAAAAGGGGCTGGCCTGAATACCTATGCTGAATCATTTGCCGATGTTGCTGTTGATTTAAGAACACGAAGCGGCTTTTTTAACGGCTCCTCTGTAAAAAATGGCATGCCCGGGGGGCATGCATGGAAGCAATACATCAACTCCGCACACTCTAATACTCAGGGCTATAACACCGTCATTGGGATTGATTTTGATGGCAATGTCATTGGTTTTGCCTCTGTCACGGCAGGCGTTTTTAAGGGCTGGAAACTCATTCATCATGACGGATATAACAACTACCCGGTAGGTGCGCCGATTCCATGGCCGTCTGATACGATGCCATCCGGTTACGCCATTATGGCAGGGCAATCCTTTGATAAAGCAGCATATCCACGTCTGGCGGTAGCCTATCCGTCTGGTGTCATCCCGGATATGCGCAGCTGGACGATTAAGGGGAAACCTGCAAGCGGACGCGCAGTGCTGTCACAGGAGATGGACGGCGTTAAGTCGCACGCCCACGGTGCATCGGCTTCATCAACCGATCTCGGCACTAAAACAACCAGCGCATTCGATTACGGGACGAAAACGACCAGCGCCTTTGACTACGGAACAAAGTCATCAAACAGCACGGGCGCACACACGCACAGTATTTCCGGTACAGCAGCAAGCGCGGGGGCTCATAACCACTCCGTCCCTGTGTGGGTTGGCAGCGGGGGGGCTGGTGCTGGCCGATATGTGGATCGTAATGAGTTTAATAACGCACAGAATAACAACCCAAATGGTCCGCCTACAACGAGTGCGGGTGCGCATACGCATACCATTTCAGGCACGGCGGCCAGCGCTGGCGCGCATGCGCATACGGTAGCCGTAGGGGCTCACACGCATACGGTGGCCGTAGGTTCGCACACTCACTCGGTTGTTATGGGGTCACACACCCACACCATCACCGTTTCCGCCACCGGTAACGCAGAGAACACCGTCAAAAACATGGCTTATAACTACATCGTGAGGCTCGCATAATGGCTTTTAAATTCTCAGAAAAAGACTGCACTATCCGAATTTATAACCTCCGCGCAGACACCCGGGAGTTTATTGGCGCGGGTGATGCCTATATACCGGCTAATACGGGTCTCCCGGCAGATTGCACCAATATTGCGCCGCCTGACGTGCCGGAGGGACAGGTCGCTGTATTCAACGGAACAACGTGGGCGCTGGTCGAGGACTACCGAAACCAAACGCTCTACAGCAAAGAAACAGGCGAGCGCGTTTATATCGCCGCGCCCGGTGCTTTACCTGCTGAGGTGACGACCATTGCCCCTGACGGTAACTATATGCGCTGGGGTGGCGAAAGCTGGGAGAAAGACACGGAGGCAGAACGCGCCGCAGCGGTGTCATTTGCGGAAGGTGAAAAAAAACGGCTGATGCAGGAAGCTACGCTCACGATTGAAACATTACAGGATGCTGTCGATTTGGGGGAGGCGAGCGAGAACGAGGTCAGCATGTTGACGGTGTGGAAAAAGTACCGTGTTTATCTTAGCCGGGTTTCCCCTGATGCCGCGCCGGATATCGAATGGCCTGAACTCCCGGTGTGAAAGGTTTCTGACAGATATAAAAAACCCCGCGTTAAGCGGGTTTAGTCATAGGGGCATTCTTCATAGTCATTTTCTGTTTCATCAACGGCAAACAGTTTGAGCCAGCAAAAGCCAAAGAGACACCATGCAGTCAGACCACCAACAATCCAGAGTAAAATCGTCATTTTCGCTCCCTCGTTAATGGCGCAACGATAGCGACAATATCCCTTCATTGATAATGGTTATCGGCGATCAATTTCCCCTGATTGATCGCTGAAAACGATCAATCATATTTCCCACACGCCCCGACCGCTCGCTGCCCGTTGTGCTGTCACTCCTCCAACGGCATTACGTTTCGCACACCTCGTGCACAACAGAAAATAGTCGCACCCCTTAACCACGGAGTTAAACAGATGGGCGACTATCACCACGGCGTCGAGGTCATCGAGATTAACGATGGCACGCGCACCATTTCCACCGTTTCTACAGCCATCATCGGCATGGTCTGCACGGCCAGCGATGCTGACGATTCAACATTCCCGCTTAATGAGCCGGTGCTGATTACCAGCGTGCAAAACGCTATCGCTAAAGCCGGAACAAAAGGCACATTATCAAAATCCCTGCAGGCTATTGCCGACCAGTGCAAGCCGGTCGTTGTGGTTGTGCGCGTTGCCGAAGGTATAGACGACCCGGATGACCCGGAAGCGGCGCAGAAAGAAACCATTTCCAACATCATCGGCACGACCGACGAGAACGGCAAATACACCGGCCTGAAAGCGCTGCTGACTGCAAAGACCGTCACCGGCGTCAAGCCGCGCATTCTCGGCGTGCCGGGTCTGGATTCTCTGGAAGTGGCGACCGCACTTGCGTCGACCTGCCAGAGCCTGCGCGCCTTTGGTTACATCAGCGCGTGGGGCTGCAAGACCATTTCCGACGCCATCGCCTACCGTGAGAACTTCAGCCAGCGCGAGCTGATGGTCATTCACCCTGATTTTCTGGCATGGGACACCACGGCGAACAAAACCGATATTGCATGGGCGACCGCCCGCGCGCTCGGCCTGCGTGCCAAAATCGACCAGGAGACCGGCTGGCACAAAACGCTGTCTAACGTCGGCGTGAATGGCGTCACCGGCGTAAGCGCCTCGGTGTCATGGGATTTGCAGGAGAAAGCCACCGACGCAAACCTGCTTAATCAGGCCGGTGTCACCACGCTTATTCGTAACGACGGCTTTAAATTCTGGGGCAACCGCACCTGCTCAGATGACCCGCTTTTCCTGTTTGAAAACTACACCCGCACGGCGCAGGTGCTTGCCGACACGATGGCGGAGGCGCACGCGTGGGCGATTGATAAACCCGTCACCGCAACGCTCATCCGCGACATCGTCGCCGGTATGAATGCGAAATTCCGCGAGCTGAAAAACAACGGTTATATCGTTGACGGCTCCTGCTGGTACGACCCGGAGTCAAACAGCGTGGAAACGCTCAAGGCGGGGAAACTGTATATCGATTACGACTACACTCCCGTCCCGCCGCTGGAAAACCTGACCCTGCGCCAGCGCATCACCGATACCTATCTGGCGAACCTGTCAGACTCGGTCAACAGCTAAGGAGCTCAGAATATGGCGTTACCACGCAAACTGAAATACCTGAACATGTTTAACGACGGCCTCAGCTACATGGGCGTTGTTGAATCCGTCACCCTGCCAAAGCTTACCCGCAAGCTTGAGAAATACCGCGGCGGCGGGATGCCGGGCGCGGTGTCGATAGACCTCGGTCTCGATGACGACGCGCTGTCGTTTGAGTGGACGCTCGGCGGTCTGCCTGACGTCGAACTGTGGGCGCAGTACGCATCACCGGGTGCGGACAGCGTGCCGCTGCGCTTTACCGGCTCATTCCAGCGCGACGACACCGGCGCCATTTCCGCCGTTGAGGTGGTCATGCGTGGCCGCCACAAAGAGTACGACGGCGGCGAAAACAAACAGGGCGAAAGCGGTACGACCAAAATCGCGACCGAGTGCTCGTACTACCAGCTCACGATTGACGGCAAAGAGGTCATCGAGATTGACGTCATCAACATGGTGATGAAAGTCGACGGCGTCGACCGTCTGGCGGAACACCGTAAGGCTATCGGCCTGTAATCCACTTAACCGGTCAGCCAGGCTGGCCGGTCACTTAACTTTGAAGAGAGAAACATCATGGAAAACATCAACGAAACCGAAAACTCAAACATTGTGATCCTCGATAACCCCATCATGCGCGGTGAGCAGAAAATCGAACAGGTGACCGTCACAAAACCCAACGCGGGAACCCTGCGCGGTGTGAGTCTGGCCTCGCTGGCAAATTCTGACGTCGATGCGCTGATTAAGGTGCTGCCGCGCATGACTTACCCGGCACTCACCGAGCATGAGGTCACGCGTCTGGAAGCATCAGACCTGATTTTGTTCGCCGGTAAGGTGGTTGGTTTTTTGTCGCCATCTTCGGCTCGCTGACGTTCCCCGATAACCTTTCGGTCGATGACCTGATGGCGGATATCGCGGTGATTTTTCACTGGCCGCCATCAGAGCTGAATTCCCTGAGCATGACCGAGCTCATCACATGGCGCGATAAGGCGCTGCAGCGAAGCGGAAACCACCATGAGCAATAACGTCAGACTTGAGGTGCTGCTTAACGCAGTAGACCGGGCAAGCCGACCGCTCAAAGCTATCCAGAACGCCAGTAAATCCCTTGCTGGCGATATCCGCACTTCTCAAAACACCCTG